AAGAATATAGATATAAAGATTTTGGCGACAAGTTATATCCATTCCAAAAAGAATTAATCAAAGCGACTAGTCAATATTCACAAGTCATGTTAATGGCTGCTAACCGTGTCGGGAAAACAATGACCGGTACTTATGTAGACACTATTCATGCGCTTGGACATTATCCGGATTGGTGGGATGGGCATACTTTTGATAAAGCTCCCTTAATCTGGTTATTAGGGTACTCAGGTGAAAAGATCAGAGACCTCTTGCAAACTCCTATTTTTGGTAGACGTATTGAGAACAATTGGACTGGTGGGCTAATTCCTCCCGAATACATTCTTGAGCATGAGTCAATGACAGGTACACCAAATGCTATGCGTACTGTTTATGTGCGTCATGGTGGTGGTGGTGATGTTCAGTATCAAACATCAAAAGTTCAGTTGTGGTCCTACTCTCAAGGGCAGCATGCATTGATGGGTGACAGTGTTGACTGGTATCACATTGATGAAGAGCCGAAAGATCAACAGATTTTCCCACAGGTTTTGACTCGTACCGCAACAGGCGATCAAGGCAGAGGCGGTAGAGGAATTCTAACGTTTACACCTGAGAACGGCCGCACTGAGCTTGTTATTCAGTTTATGGATACTCCTTCGAAAGGCCAATATTTGATTCAAGCTGGATGGGATGATGTAACCCATTTATCTGAGCAGACTAAACAGACTCTTCTTGAATCATTTCCTCCACATCAACGCGAGATGCGAACAAAAGGCGTTCCAATGCTTGGTCATGGTCGTATTTATGATTTGAGTGAAGACTACATCACATGCGATCCATTCGAGATTCCTGATCATTGGATGGTAATTGGTGGTATGGACTTTGGTTGGGATCACCCACAGGCACAAGTTCAACTTGCAATTGATATGGATACAGAAACGATCTATGTCACTCATGCTTGGAAACAGCGTCAAGTATCTCCTAATGAAGCTTGGGGTGCAGTTAAGTCATGGGCCGAAGGTGTGCCGATTGCTTGGCCTCTGGATGGTTTGCAGACAGAAAAAGGTTCAGGTAACCAACAGAAGTCTTACTACAAAGAAGCTGGCTTTAATATGTTGCCAACACATGCAACATGGCCTGATGGCTCAAATGGTGTTGAGGCAGGGTTATTTGAAATCCTTGATCTAATGCGTAAGGGGAAATTTAAAGTTTTCCGTGGACTACGAGCATTCTTTGATGAGTTCCTTCAATACCATCGTGATGAGAAAGGACGAATTGTTAAGGTAGGCGAGGATGTCCTTGATGCTGTTCGCTACGGCTATATGATGCGTCGCTTTGCGATTCGAAAAGGCTTAGTTGGCAAACCTAAAAAACCAAAAGTAACAGTAATTCCAACAGCACATTGCTGGTAATAATTCAATTTAAGTGAGGTCAAGTTGTGACTAAAAAAGAACAACTTGCGACCATTCACGCCCGTGCAAAAGCTCAATTCGACAAAATTCAAAGTGCTGTGCGTGATGAACGTCAACAGTGTTTAGAGGATCGTCGTTTTTATTCAATCGCTGGGGCGCAATGGGAAGGCAAGCTAGGCGAGCAATTCGCAAATAAGCCGAAGTTTGAAGTCAATAAAATCCACTTGGCTGTCATTCGAATTATTAATGAATATCGAAATAACCGAATCACAGTAGATTTCGTTTCTAAAGACGGTACGAAGAATGATGATTTAGCAGATACATGTGATGGTCTGTACCGGGCAGATGAACAGGATTCAGGTGCAGAAGAAGCATATGACAATGCTTTTGAAGAGGCAGTAGGTGGTGGCTTTGGTGCTTTCCGTTTACGTGCATGCGAAGAGGATGAGGAAGACGAAGAGAATGAACGCCAACGCATCAAGATTGAGCCAATTTTTGATGCTGACTCGTGTGTATTCTTTGATCTAGATGCCAAACGTCAAGACAAAGCAGATGCGAACTTCTGTTTTGTACTTACCTCAATGACACATGATGCCTACAAAGAAGAATATGGTGATGATCCAGCTAGCTGGAATAAAGACATTTCCAATTCAGAATTTGATTGGTGCACGCCTGACATTGTCTATGTAGCTGAATACTACGTTGTTGAGAAAGTCAAAGAGAAACAGCACATCTTTGTGCTAATCGATGGTACCGAACAGCGCTACATGGCAGATGAGCTTGAAAAAGATCCTTCTATTCAAGAGCGATTGGATGCTACAGGTGCACAAGAGTTAAGAATTAAGACTCTTGAGCGTCGTAAAGTGCGCAAGTACATGATGAGCGGCTCTCAGATTCTTGAAGATTGTGGATATATTGCAGGTCGATTCATCCCGATTGTTCCTGTTTATGGCAAGCGTTGGTTCATTGACAACATAGAGCGCTGTATGGGCCATGTGCGCCTCTGTAAAGATGCTCAACGCCTCAAGAACATGCAGCTTAGCCGATTAGGTGAGATTGCAGCCCTATCGCCAATTGAAAAACCAATCATGGCACCTGAACAGGTGGCAGGCTTAGAACATATGTGGGCCAATGACAATCTAGTCAACAACCCATATTTGGAATTTTCCCAAACCCAAAAACTAGACCCGATGGTAATACATCGGGTTTTTTATTGCCCGAGGAAAAGCTATGGCAACAAGAGAAAACTTTGAAAAGCTCCTGAAAGCACCAAACGTGCAGAAAATGCTTAACTTGATTGCTAATGCAGAGGGGGTTAAGCATGGCTATAACACTCTTTTTGGGAATGAACGTGTAAATGATTTGTCTTGGCATCCGGGCGTAAAAAAAGGTTTTACCCAAACAGATGGTAAGAAAAATGCAACCACTGCTGCTGGCCGATATCAATTCCTAGAAGATACTTGGAATGGGGTTGCGAAGCAGCTTGGTTTGAAAGACTTCTCTCCTAAAAATCAAGATATTGCAGCAGTAGCATTACTTGCACAAAATGGCGCTTTACCATCAGTTTTGAAGGGAGACTTTAAAACTGCTGTTCAAAAATCTGGAAGTACTTGGGCTTCATTGCCTTCGTCTCCTTATGCGCAACCAAAAAAGTCTTGGGCCGAGGTTGATAAAATGGTTGGTCAAAACACTTATCAACGCGTCAAAGCGCAAATGCAAGACCAACAAGCTCCAACAATTGCCAAAGTTTATGATGCATATAAATCAGGAAAACTTAATGCACAACAGAAAAAGGACTTTGAGGATGATGTGCGTGGAGGGAAGATTATGCTTCCAGAAGGCGCGCAGCTTACAGGTAGAGTAAAACCACCTCCTGTTGTGTTGCCGCAAGCCTTATCAGATGCTTACGTCTCTGGTCGTCTAAATTCTCAACAAAGAGCAGATCTAGAAGCAGATATAAAGGCAAGGAAAGTAAAACTCCCTGTAGCATCTCGTAATCAGTCAAATCTGCCAGACTTCGATCAAGGTGGAACTATTGTTCAAGAACCAATAGAGCAAGGAATTGTGGCGCCACCTGCACCTGAGCCAACATTAGGACAACGTGCATTAGGTGTTGGTGAAACTGCTTTATCAGCTGCCACAGGTGCTACAGGCGGAACACTTGGGATGCTTGGTGGAACCATTAGTCAAGCTGGTCGTGAAATCCTTTCAGGTAATTTCGGCACACCAGAGGCTGCTCAGCGTATTTCACAAAATGCAGCTGAAGGTGCAGCAAATCTAACATATGCGCCACGTACTCAAGCAGGTCAAGAATACACTCAAGCTTTAGGTGAAATTTCAGAACCATTAGTCGCTTTAACACCAGCATTAGGAGAGCTGGCACTAGCAGGACAAGGTGCACGCGGTGTTGCTCCAGTTGCACAAGGGCAAGCTATTCGAACCGCTCAAGCGGTTGCACCAGTAGTAGAACGTGCAGGACAAATGGCTGCAAGGCCAGTTCGAGCAGTTACAGATGCAACTCGTTCAGGCATTCAGCGTATGGGCGAAATGGTTGGATTAAGAGCGCCAGATACAGGAGGGCCAGCACCTGCCAATGTGGGCGCAGCACAGGTAGATCAGGCAACTATTCGTCAAGCTTTGTCTCAAGATCTACCTTATCCAGTTCAGTTGACAGAAGGGCAGATGACCCGTGATCCTGCACAACTCAAGTTTGAAGTTGAAACGGCTAAAGATGCTGAATTAGGCGCTCCGCTTCGTCAACGTCAAGAAGAACAGCATCAAGTTATGCAACATAACTTAGATGCATTTATTGATATGACTGGCGCTCAGGCAACTAATATGCGTGAAGCTGGCTTATCAGTAGATAAAGCTCTTCAAAAGCAGTTACAGGCTGATAAAAACCGCGTTCGCGTAGCTTATGCGAAAGCAGATAAATCAGAAGAAGCGCAGATCCCAGTAGATTTAACCCAACCTGTAAAAGTTGGTGAAAATGATCCAATGTCAGTAATTGATTATCTTAATTCACAGCCAGATTTACCAACTACACCAATTTTAACAAGTGCTAAACGTACTGCTGAATCTCTAGGAATTGCGAGACGTGGAGAAAATGGCGAACTAATTCCAAATAATCCGACCATTAAGCAAATGGAGAAGTGGCGACAGGAGATTAACGCCAACACTAATCAAGAAGCGCCAAACATTCGTCAGTCAGCAATTCTAAAAGACATGATTGACCAACATGTTGAGCCAGTTGTAGGCAACCTTTATAAAGCGGCACGGAATGAACGTAAGCGAATGGCTGACCATTGGGAAAATCGCACCATCATTAAAGATTTAACTACGAATAGGACTGGTACAGATGACCGTCGTGTTGCACTGGAAGATATTCAGAAACGCATTATTCATGATGGTTCGCTTGACGATCTTAGGATTGCTAAACGAACTCTTCTAACTTCTGGGGAGGAAGGTAAGCAAGCCTGGCGTGACATACAAGGGCAAACGCTTCAAGAAATCAAGAAAGCTGCTACTGCGGGCGTTGCACCTGATGGACAGGGCAATCAAATGGTAAGTGCCGCAGCTTTAAATAAAGCGATTAAGCGCTTAGATGATGCAGGGAAACTTGATTATATCTTTGGTCCACAAGGTGCAGAAAAGCTTCGGGCAATTAACGAAATATCTAAAACGTTATTTACTACGCCAACATCTGCTGCAATTAATCATAGCAATACTGCTGCAACACTAGCTGCAGCAATGGATATTGCCATGTCTGGCCTGTCTGGATTCCCTGCGCCCGTTGCTACAGCATTGCGACTAGCCACTAAACATATTAAGGACAATAAGGTCAGAGCTCGTGTCATGAAAGCTCTAAATCCATCCCGTCCAAATTCATAACCTAAACAAATAACTGAACCCCGCTAAATGTGGGGTTTTTCTTTTCCAGATTGAAAAAAAGAACTCAAGAATCGGAGTAGATTGATGAGTAGCAAAATTCAAACCCCATACCCATTGTTCTCTGATATCGATGGGCATCCTTTAGACGCTGGCTACATTTATATAGGTGAAGCTGGTAAAAATCCTGAAGTTTACCCGATTCCTGTGTTTTGGGATGAAGATTTAAGTATTCCAGCTGCTCAACCTATTCGTACAAGAAATGGATACTTATCATATTATGGCCGAGCAGGGAAACTATATGTGTCTGGTGAACGCTGCTCAATAACTGTTCGAAATAAGCGTGGCAAGATTATCTATACTGATCTATATGCAGACCTTGCTTTTACTCAAAGTAATTTCTCAGAAAAGATTCGTAATTTCACAATCAATGTCGAGACTGTTGCAGACTTACTTGATTTAGAAAAATGGAATGGTCGAACAGCCTATGTTAAAGGTTATCATAAACCCGAAAACTTAGCTTTAGCACAACCTTTCAAAGGTGGCGGAACACGCATATATAACGACAGCAGAAAAAACGAAAACGATGGCTTTCTATGTATAAATGGATGGGTTTTGCAGGTTGAAACCAACACCGTAACACCAGAACAAGCGGGGTGCTACGGAGACAATACTCACGATGATTATTTACAACTGCAAAAAGTCTTTAAATCTGGGATAAAAGTTGAATGTGATGCTTTTGCGAATTACAGAATTAGTAAGCCAGTTGAGCTGTTCACAGGTCAAAAAATCAAAGGAAATGGCGCAAAGATCACGAAATATTCATCGAGTACAACAGGAATAACAGGACGCACAGATCCTGCGGGTAATCCGTACAATTACGACCAAGACTGTGCGGTTGTGTTTGCAGCTGGGTATGGTTGGTACAGCTACATTGACATTGAAAATATTACGATTATCAAAGAACAAGTTGCGGGCGAAGATGTCGGAAAAGTATTTTTTGCGCCCTATATCAGCATGTCAACACTAAAAAACGTGGTAGCGAAAGGTGGTGAATACGGATTTTATGGTGAAGATTTATGGATGATTAATTGGATACGATGTGAAGCGTACTCTAAATGTGGTTTTTATATCGGAACTGGTACATCAAATACCCTAAATACATGTTGGTCTAAAGAAACTAAAGCGGGTTACTCAGCATTCCGACTTCACAACTTAACTTATTCATCTTTAATCAATTGTTGTGCGGAGCATATTGGTGAAGAAGGTGCACCTGCTGACGCTGCATATCACATCACTAGTTCAGACTTAACTATGACAGGTTGTGGTATTGAGGGTATTCACGCGTATAATTTAGTGCGTATTGGGTACTCTTGGGTTACTATTGATAATCCTAGTTTCATATATGGTATTAACAATAAATATCGTCATGAAACATACACAGGTTTAATCGATATAGATAATTCAGATAGTGTTGTAACTTTACGTGGTGGTCGAATTGCCAACATAAACTCAGGTGTGTTTGCCGATGCGGTGCGGGTTAATGGCGGTACATTTAACTACGAAAGTCCACTTTGGGTTGGGGTTGGTTTTCCTGACGACACCTCTGATTTTAAAGTTAGAGTTTCAAATTGGGCAGCCATTTTAGATTTAAGCAGTTTCACTGGTCGTAAATACACATACAATGGCCGTGCTCAAACATGGATTAATAAAACTCCGACGCAGTTCAATGGCGGCATTATGTTGAACGATCTGGGTGCAATGAATTTAAAAGATATCCGAAAGCATGCATATTTTGGTTCACAAGGTTCGGGTGCGAGCGGAAGTATTGCTAATGGTTACCCTGTGGATGGTTTTGGTGGTGTAGTATTAAATTTTGCATCGGGTGATGACGGTATTTACACAAATGCAGTTCAATTAGCTCTACCGATTAACAACAACACTCCCGCATTTCGACGGGCAGGATGGTCTGAAAACTTTTCAAATTGGTACAATTTTTTGACATCAGGGAATACAACCAAAGATGCAAATGGGTTCATCAAAGGTGCGTCTCCAATTGTAAGTTTATTTTCAGACAAAATTGAGCTTAATGATGAGGCAGATCAACAGCCGATCACTTTTGAAAAATCAGGAATCGGCGATTATCTCGTCAAAGGCTCACTAGGTTTTGCGCAAGAAGGTTGGTATATCGAAACCCCGAAAGATGCAAACGGTAATGTCCTAGTCGCTGTGGTTTATGAACAACTGAGCAATAACGATATTTCTGTTAAGACGTACGCGAAAAAGTTTGATGAAGAAACGGGTGATGTTGTCCCGAATTTATCGAAACCACGCGATATCCCTGAAAGCCGATGGATTACTCTTCGTTTGCAAGAGTTGGCCAAGCCTGAGCAAGAAATTGAACCAGTGAATTAATACACAACAAACTATCACAAGCCCTAGCTTTAAATAAGTTAGGGCTTTTTTATTGCCGAAATAATCTGGAGATATAAATGGAACCAGTTTCCACAAGTGGCTTTGCTGCGATTTTAAAGTTTTATGGGGTGGCAATCATGGTGACTTTAGCAGTTGCTTTGGTTGCAGCAGTTGTCTTGATGACCCGCATGCCACGCTCACCACAAGAGTGGGCAGTTGGTTTGATATGTACGGTTGTGTCAAGTCTAGCGGGTGGTTCACTAATTATTATGAAGTTTAGTTTACATGCTTGGGCAACTGACACGTGGGGATGGTTCGCCATAGGCGGACTTTTCTTTGTCTGCGGCTTGCCGGGCTGGGCTTTGATCAGGTGGGTTTTTAATTTTATTGATAAACAAGAAGGCAAGACCATTGTCGAAGTGATCAAAGAAATTAAAAAGTCCAAAAATGATATTACAGGTGGTTAATCATGAATATCGAACAATATCTTGATGAGTTAATTAAGCGTGAAGGTGGATATGTAAATAATCCTGCTGATCGCGGTGGTGCAACAAAATATGGAATTACCGAAGCGGTTGCACGTGCAAATGGTTTTAAAGGCAACATGAGAGATTTACCACTAGAAACTGCAAAGGCAATTTATAAAAAGCAATATTGGTTATCACCACGTTTCGACCAAATAAATGTTATTAGTCCAGTCGTGGCCGAAGAACTATTAGATACTGGTGTGAACTGTGGTACTGGATTCGCAAAGCCTCTATTGCAACGTGCATTAAACTTGCTAAACAATCAGGGTAAAGCAGGCTGGTCTGATTTATCAGTAGATGGGGTTTATGGTCCAGCTACTTTAAATGCACTTAAAACATTTTTAGCCAAGCGGGGCAAAGAAGGTGAAAAGGTATTAGTCCGTGTCCTTAATATCATGCAAGGTCAGCGCTATATCGAAATCTGTGAACGCAATCCCAAGCAAGAGCAATTCTTTTATGGCTGGATCAATAACCGGATCGCATAAAGTCGTTATGTGCAAACGTACCAAAGTTGCATCGATCATCACATTGCTGTGCTTAATCTTCTCAGGTTGCACAGCTCACACAATTAATAGTAATGTGAATGTCTCGATTTGTGTAAGGGCTTTGTGATGTCGCAAGTCATGATCATGGTTTCGGAAGCGGGCAGGATGGAAAATACTTGCAATCTACCCGCTGATTTAGATAAGAACGGGAATGTTCTTAAAATCTATGACTACTCATTAAAAGAGTTGACCATTAATTTAGATGGCACTGTGACTTACAATGGCAAAAGATGGACCTTTGATAAGAAGCAAAATTAGGTCAAAAACCTGTGGATAAAAAGCGCATTACGCCAAATCTACGCCAAAATATAGTTAAGTAGTTGATTTAATATAATGAATTGGTGCGCCCGGCGGGGATCGAACCCACGACCCCAGGCTTCGGAAACCTGTACTCTATCCAACTGAGCTACGAGCGCACATGTGTGGGGCACATCATAGGAAAAAAACACCGGTAGGTAAAGCACGAAATACGTACCAAGTGAGTTTAATGCTTAATTAAACAGCAGCTTGTTCTATTTTAGATGCGTTGCTGAATAAGCTGAATTGAATAATTAATAGAATGGAGCGTATGTGCTAGCTCATGAGGAGGAATGCGTGATTCCTGCAAACTGGTAATCCATTGCATTTGGCACATTTTAAGTTCTTGAAGTGTTTTTATTTGCTCTATTTTTTGAATAAGTGGCTTTGCCATAAGGCCACAGTATTGGCTTAAGCTTTGTTTCATTAATAGTTGTATTTCTTCAAAAGATAGCTGTTGAACTGGAATGCGTGGTTGGTTATTTTCAATATTTGAAGAAGGCGCAGAAGTTGATTGAGGAACCTGAATTTCTCCAACTAAATCATTACTTTTATTCTCATCAACATTTTTTTGATGTATTTCTTTAGTTGTTATAGATGACTCTTGGGGAGATATTTGTTCAGGTAACTCTGAATAATTTTCATTAGAAGGTGCAATTAGTTTTAAGTCAATGAGCTGTTGTATCAGTTCTGGTGGGGCGATCCGCTTTTTAAACTCAGTATCGAGACTTTGAAAATCTTCATGGTCTATTAATAGAAGTAAACGTCTTTGTTTTGCATTTAACGTAATATTACGTTGTTGAAGCGCAACTCTTCCCAAATTGGTTCGATAAAAACCAGACATTGTATTTCCCCAATATAAAAATGAAGCAGCCTGTTTGATTTTTCTCTACCAAACAGTACTGTTCTTAATAAAATATAAATGGGGTTAAAGATAAAACTCAAAAATGACAATTTGATGAAGAATTTATGAATATCATCTATTTAAGGAAATTAAAATGCGCTTTCTAATGCCTTGCGTAAATAGACATCGAGCTCGTCTTGACGTAGAAGCCATTGAATATAATCTTTAGGCAGTTCAGCAATTGCCGTACCTTTATGCTTACCAAAATTAATCGTATGCGGAATACGGGCTTCTTCAGAAACTTGGTAAAGCTCTTCAATATCTTGAATATTTAAATGATAGATAATATGCATCAAAATATTGGCAGTTAAAATAATGTCAGCGTCGGCACGGTGAGCACCTTTCAGCATTTCTCGAGCTTTACCGCTGCCTTGGGAAATCATATAAATGAGTGCAGAAATATTATGAGCTTCGGCATCTGGCCAAGCTTTACGTGCTAAAGCCAAAGTACAAATCGGTTTAATATGAGATACATCGACGCCACAGCGAGCAATTGCGGCAATATCATAATCAATATTATGGCCAATAATATAAGTTGTGCTATCAGGTAATTTAAAGGTTTTATAGTGAGGCTGATTTTCTAGGTCGGACTCTAAGATATGGTGAACAGCCATTGCAGCATAAGAGATCGGAGCTCCCACCTGATAAAGCTGATCAAACAATTTGCTTTTATCTAAAGTGAGTTTACCTGCATTAAGTTCAATAGGGGCGTATGCAATTTCAATAGGCAAACCATTTAGTGTATGAGTTTCTGTATCTAAAATAATGGCTTGCATCTTTTGAACCTTTAAACAATTACAAGTAACCATCAATCTTAACAGTTGGCTATCTACTTTAAAACATAGAGTAAGGCTAGATGAGCTATCAAATGCAATTTATGTTGAAAAGTAGAAAATCTCGCTGTTCATTTTGATTAAATATCACTTGCGAAAAATGAAGATTAGGCGTAATTGTTTGTAAGACATTTAAAATGTTCATTAAAAACTAAAGCACAACAAAAATTGAATTTAAGGAAGATATACGAATGAAAATGAAATTGTTCATGACCAGTGTTCTTAGCACAAGTTTACTATTGACGGGATGTGGAGATGGAAGTAGCGATGACAGTCCAGCAACTACTGATCCATCGGGTACTCCAGCCAATAATATTCAAAATCCAGTGGTTAAGGTCGATGCTTATACAAGTACTAACTTAGGAGCGGTTGCTGCTGAAAGTAGTATTTTAACTTATAAAATGTTAGGTCAAAGTGGACAAGAGGTGCAGGCAACAAGTCTAGTATTTACACCGACTACTCCACCACCAGCAGGCGGTTGGCCAATTGTGGTTTGGGCACATGGTACGACAGGGGTTGCAGATGCATGTGCACCGAGTAAATCGGCATTAACAGACAGTACTAAAGATTTAATTAGTAAACTTCTTGCAGCGGGTTATGTGGTGGTTGCACCAGATTATGAGGGATTAGGTACACAAGGTATACATCCATTTTTAAATATTAAAAGTGAAGCTTATTCAATTACCGATGCAGTAGTAGCAACACGCAATTATTTATTACAGCGGAACTTATTAACTTCGAAAAAGTGGGTTACTGTAGGACATTCGCAAGGTGGGCATGCTGCATTGGGCGCTGCACAATATGCGAGCCGTGCGCAGCTAGACTATAAAGGTACAGTAGCGGTAGCACCAGCTTCAAATCTAGGATTTATTTTAATTGCAGGTGAACAGGCTGTTGCTAATGCAACTGTGGATAAAAAGATTTCAATGTATGCGCAGCTTGATACATATACTGCTTTAGTGACAGCCGGCATTCGAAATACACAGCCAAGCTTTGATTATTCCCAAGTATTTACTTCACAAACAGCAAGTACTGCACAGCAGGCGGAAACAATTTGTGCAGGGCCATTGGGGCAAGCCTTTGGTGCAGGTATGACTAAGTATGCTACAGAGCATAATGGAACACTGGATGGATATACGCGTACACAACCTAATTTTATGGCAGTACCTTTAGTTAAAACATTCTTAGATAAAGATTCTCAACCTTTACAGGCAAAAGTCACTACACCGATTATTATTTATCAGGGGCTAGCAGATACAACAGTTCCGAAAGTAGCTACTGATATTTTGATATCTAATGCCACTGTCGTCGGTACAAAAATTAATAGCTATGTAACGGGTAATTGGGATCATGAAGCGGCAATGAGCAGTAATGTAGATAACATTGTTGGAAATGTACAAAACTTGCTGTCAGCTCAATAAGAGTGTTTGATATTTAAGGTTTTTTTATTGCTATGAAAAGCTAAATTTAACTTTGGAAAATTATTAATTAAAAGCTTTTTAAGTGTTTATAAATTATTTTAGATTTGATGGCTCATTTTTTATAAAAATTGAGCCATTTTTATTTAAAACTGAGCTAACTTGATTCTGTTTAATTATAAAGTTCATGCTACAATATGCCGCAATCTTAGCACGGCTTAAAAGCCCTAATTTATAGGACCCCCGCTAATGTTTGCCAATATTTCCATTTCTGAATTTGATCCAGAATTAGCTCAAGCAATTGCTTCTGAAGGTGAGCGTCAAGAAGCACATATCGAGTTAATTGCATCTGAAAACTATTGCTCTCCTGCTGTGATGGAAGCGCAAGGATCAAAACTTACGAACAAATACGCAGAAGGTTATCCTGGCAAACGCTATTATGGCGGTTGCGAATATGTAGATGTTATTGAACAAATGGCGATTGACCGTGCTAAAGAACTTTTTGGTGCTGATTACGCAAACGTTCAACCACATGCTGGTTCACAAGCTAACTCTGCTGTGTATTTAGCACTTCTTAACCCAGGCGACACAGTTTTGGGTATGAGCTTGGCTCACGGTGGTCACTTGACTCACGGTGCAAAAGTTAGCTTCTCTGGTAAAACGTATAACGCTGTTCAGTATGGACTAAATGCTGAAACTGGCGAGATCGATTACGAAGAAGTTGAACGTTTAGCGTTAGAACACAAGCCACGTATGATCGTTGCTGGTTTCTCTGCTTATAGCCGTGTTGTAGATTGGCAACGTTTCCGTGACATCGCGGACAAAGTTGGCGCTTACCTTTTTGTTGATATGGCTCACGTTGCTGGTCTTGTTGCTGCTGGTGTATATCCAAACCCAGTTCAAATTGCTGACGTAACGACAACGACAACTCACAAAACACTTCGTGGTCCACGTTCTGGTTTAATCCTTGCGAAAGCGAATGAAGAAATCGAGAAAAAACTTCAATCAGCTGTATTCCCTGGTAACCAAGGTGGTCCATTAATGCATGCGATTGCTGCTAAAGCAATCTGCTTCAAAGAAGCAATGTCTGATGACTTTAAAACTTACCAACAACAAGTTGTGAAAAATGCTCAAGCGATGGCTGAAGTATTCATCGCACGTGGTTATGATGTTGTTTCTGGTGGTACAGACAACCACTTATTCTTGTTATCTTTAATCAAACAAGACGTAACTGGTAAAGATGCAGATGCTTGGTTAGGTGCTGCTCACATTACTGTGAACAAAAACTCAGTTCCAAATGACCCACGTTCTCCATTTGTGACTTCTGGTATCCGTATCGGTACTCCGGAAGTCACAAATGGAGAACG